TTTAGATATTTCCAGTCAGTTTTGTAGAAGTCATAAGAACCTCTGCGGAAACCGCTGAATCCTAAATTCAATGCCATATCTTCTGAATTTTCGAAGATACCATAAGAAGTACCACCAGAGTAAGCAGCATTTACTGCAGCTAGCATATCATCAAAACCTAGTGAAGTTTCACGATTCAAGAAAAGCATGTTTTCTTCAATAGCTCCCTGTGTATCTAAGTTTCTTAGAATATTATCAAACTCAGTTAGTTGCGCAGCGGCAGCGTTAAAGCCAGACTCTACATTACCACGAGCTTGAATAGCAGCAAATAAACCTTCTGTACCTTTAAATCCAGCTGTTTCAGCAGCAGAACCAGCACCAGCTTTTTCACCTTCAATAACTGACATCTCTAGATAATCTTCAAAACGTAGTCTTGTTTCAGACTCAGCTTTTAGATACCACAGATATCCAGATGTTCCGTCTTCTGTAGCAACTTCAACCCAACCAATCTGAGCAGTGTCAGAACCAGAAACTACATATTTGTTTCGGATAATGATTGGTGAATTAGAAAACTGAGTAAAAGCAGGATCAACACTTACATAACCATCAGCCAAACCAGTTGCTGTATTGTTAGGTGTGCTTGAACCTTTAGAATACTCAGAACCATAGACAAACATCTTTACACCAGTAGCAGCAAGTGAGCTAGTGTCTGCAGCACTATAAGGAGCTACAACTACGTCACCTGTAGTTAGGTTAGATGATGTTACAACACCAGTTAACTCTGCACCAAGACCATCTAATAGTACAACTGTTTGATTTACAGATATTACGTTTTTAACGTCTGCAGCTACAGGAATACCAATAGTATTAGTACCAGATGTGTTAGTACAACCGTCATAAGCAATATGCAAACGGTTTTGTTCAGACCAAATTACTTGGTCAGAAGTCATAGGCATTTCAGCTCCTACCATACGTAAGAAACCAGATAACGTGCGGTTTCCATAACGCTCTACTTCTTGTTCGTAGATCTCAGGTAGATACTGTTGTGCGAATGTATCAGAATCGCCAGCGCCAGCTCCTCCGTTAAACGAAAGGAAGTTTGTGTCTAGCAATTGTTGTTTTTGACTTGGGACAATACTCCCAAATAATGGATCAATAGCCATAATAAATTATTTTTAGTTTTTTATTGTTACTTTTTTAACTTTAAGTTTTGAAGAATCAACACCACTAATAGCTTTAACTTTTAATCCATTTACAAATACTTCACCTTGCGCTGTTTGTCTTGGTTCAGTCGATATATTTTTTGACTTAGCCATGACGTCTTTAACAGCATCAGCTTTTCCTTGCTCATAAAAATGTTGAGCCAAAGTATCAGCGTTTCTAGCTGCATACAAAGCTTTGTGGTAACCTTTAGCGTCAGATATCTCCCCTTTATCGTTTAAGAACGTCTTAACGAAGTCAGCTATATCTGTTTGAGCTTTAGCTACTGATTCAGGATTTTTAACACCATATCTAAACTTTTTATCTCCAACTGAGAAATCAAAACCTTTGAAATCATTAGAAAAAAGTTGATTAGTGGTATTACCAAAATGCTCCTGTCTTTGCTTTACAATTTGTTGTTCTTCACTGTATCGATTGAAAAAGTCTACAGCTTGTTGTTGTTCTTGGGTTACGCCTGGTCTCAACTTGATCTCATCGTAATACTTACCCTTTAGTCCTTCCAAAAAGCTTTTAGCTTTCCCAACTTCTTCTTTAAACGCAATTTTCTTTTTGCGTATGTCTTTATCGTCATCTAACTCTTCATCATAATCAAAATCTTCTAACAAAAGACTTACATCTTCATGATCAAGATGTGGACGTGTTTGTTTATAATATTCTCTCACTAATGTAGTGTTATCTATATTAGTGTAATCTGCATTGAGCCGCACATAGTCAGCGACTGTACCACCAGTTTCTTCCATAAACGAAACTAGCTTTTCAATATTTTCAGGTAACTGTGATGTTTGTTCTGCTTGTTGTACAGGTTCTTTAGAAACTTCAACTGGTTCATTAACTTCAGTTTCTTCAACTAATGTCAAAGGTGTTTCTATTTCTTCGGTTTCCCGTACTTCTTCAACCACTTCTTGGCTGTCGCTACTGTTTTCGGATCCTTCGATAGCAACATCGCTACCATCTGTCTCTTGTGTTTGAACGGCATCTTCTTCTTTTATTTCAACTTTAGTTACTTCGGGAACTACTTCACCTTGAGCTTCTACAGCTGTGCTAGGTATTTCAACTTTAGTTACCTCATTTGTTTTACCTAAATTTTTAGGTTTAGAAGGTTTTTTAGCTTTAAATTCACCTTCTTGTTTTACTTCTTCTGACATAATATAATATAATTAAATAATTAAAAGTTTTTTAACGAGGTTCAAACTGTTCAAGTCCAAATCCTCCAAGCGTATCATTACCAGACGACTCAAAATCTTTTGGTAATTCATCGTTTTGTCTTTGCGAAATCATTTCAGATTGTTGTGTGCCTATAATTCTAGCACGCTTATCTTTTCTATCTTCTATTTCTTTTTCACGAGTCGATTCAGCATTAACTTTAGCTTGAGCTAATTGTAAGTTATAACCAAACTCTTGCTCCATTAACATTTGTTTTATTTGAGCCTCACGTTCTAGTTTTTGTATTTCAAACTGCGATTTACCTTTTTCTAATTGCAATTTACTTTCAGTTAACGCTTGTTGCTTTTGAACTTCATTTAAAGCAGCTTGCTCTGCTTGCTGAGCGTTTGCTTGAGCTTGAGCTTGTATGTTTGCAAGCTGTGCGGCTTTTTGCTCTTCAGCTCTTTCAGCTTGTTTTTGTTTTAAATATTGATTAGCCAACTTAATATTTTTAATTTGCCTAATATCAATAGCATCTTCTAAACCTATCTGCCCGCCTTGTAATGCGATCTGTATATTTTGCTCTAATCTTTGTTGCTCTTCTTCGTCTGGTTCTAATTCTAAAAATATACCAAACTCGTGCATACTTAGCTTTTCTATTTCCTGAAGAGAACCAACATTATATTGGTTTATACAGCTTATTAAAGCATTTTTAGTAAGCGGAAAGTTTAGCATATCTGAAGCTCGTAAACTTATGTTTTCAGCAGCTCTAATAGTTAAATACATAAGAGACTGTAGTATGTGTTTTGTAGCGGTGTTTGATGCAGCAGCTGCAAGTTTTTGTAAACCTACTAAAGCGTTTTTATCTGGTTGACTACCATCTCTAGCTTCGTTTAACCCCGTCACATCACGTATCATTTGTAAATAATACTGATAGGTTTGCACTAGTGCACCTATTTTAGCTTGACCATTTGAAGTTTGTAATTCTTGAATAGGTACTTTACCTGGATTTAAATCACCCTCTACAGTTTTAGATCTACCAACAATACTACCAGTTTGGAAATACATGTTTAAAGCCTCTTGAGGATTGTAATTTGTACCATTACCAAGATCAACTTCTGCTAGACCATCTACATCTACAAATACACCATCTGGCACCATGCGTGCTAATACCTGCTGTATCTTCAAGTGCGTCAATTGAATCATATCAGCAAACCCGATACACTTACTAACTAAACTTTCTATACGACCTTTGTACATTCTCGGGGCAGATATACTATAATTCATTTGAACTTTAGTCTGATCACTATACGGCCTAGTCATGTTTTCAGATAGTTGCCATTTAAGCATTTTTTCTTGACCAAGTATTTTAGCTCCGCTGTACAATACCTCTATAGCTCTATGTACTCTTTCAAAGTTTTCATTTTCAGGTGGATTAAAATCTCCTGGCTTTTCTAAAGCTTTTTCTAAACCTTGATCTGTTTGTTTGATTTTAAATACTTGGTTGTTATATGTTTTGTATTCAAAATATAAAACTTGTACGTTATTATAGTTATCATCTTGACCCCAATAGTTTCTAGTGTAGTTAGAATCACCTGGATATTTTTGTATCTCTTCGAGCTCAGCATCAGTTAAATATGGAAATTGCTTTTTAACTTCTTCTAAACTTACACTTTTTACTTCACCTACATAATAAATGTCTTCAAAGTTAGGATCTTCTGTGTACGAGTAAACTAAATTAGCAGGATCTACGTAATCAATAGTAATACCGTTTGCTAAATTAAAATCTGTTTTAACACAACTTATACCTAACACAGCTAAATCGTAAGCTAGTCTTTTTTTAACTTCATCATACTTGTTGTAATTAAATACGTTTTCAATTAATTCTTCTTCAGCTATTTCAATAGACTGCTTGTAGCTTAATTGCATGTACAGCTCTAGTTCTTTTTCGTCTTTAGGTAAAGCTTCTGGGTTTACACTAGAATAAAAGTTTTGACCTGTTAATTGGTTTAATTGCTCGATTTGATTTCTACTTTCCATATCTTGTATGGCGTCAAAAACATATTGAGTTCTTTGTTTTATAGCAAAAGGATCACTTGCAAAAGATTTTATTTCATAACCTTTATCGGTCATTCCGTTTACAACAATATCTACAAATTTAGATAACACTGCAACTGGTTTCCAGTCTAAATTTAAATAAGACAAATCGCCATTAATAGACAATTCATCTTTGTATTTAGCTACAGACTGCTCGCCTCTAGCGTATAGTCTTAATCTATGAAAATCTTGCCAATTGTTTCCAAAGCGACCACCAGCACCTAAGCCACGATCACCTCTGAACCATTCATTTTCAATAGCTCTACCTACTTGGAAACCGTAGTCTAAAGTATTCTTTTCTGCGTCTGGTACCACCTGACTTGGAAATGAACTATTAACATTAGTGTAAATCATCTA